TACACACGTTGTAAATCGGGCTCTATGTCCCAAGCGGCTGCAAAGCTTGCCCTAGTGGAATCGTTCGGTAACTCAAACTTGTTAAGAAACATTGAGGTTCGGAGCCTATATCTCTCACCATTGTCTAGTAACCACATGCTGTACTTTCCACCAGCTCCCAGTTTTCTGAATCGCTTAGCCATGTAACTTATAATTGGCATGTAGGCAGATGTTAGGCCTTCGCCGACACCTACTGTCCAAAACCAATCTCGCTGTTTGATGGCGGGTCCAAGTCGAACGTTCATTCTGGAAATGGCGCGCAATGGGTTTCTGCACATAACCCATCCAACTGGTGTTAGAACTGGTCGGCTTTGGCAAAACTCGACCTTTTGAAAGTCATTGACTGCTTCGTGCTTTGTGATCATTCCAAAGTCCTCGAACTTAGTAATGGCCTGACTGTTGTCAAACACGACTGAGTCATCTCCATCAACCAGTATCAACCCTTTTGGGTGTTGAGCCCTAAGTATTGCATAGTTGATCAGAGAATTACCAACTGATGTATTGGCATCGCCTGAACATCGGCGGTATGGAAACTGATATTTGATCCCACACTGCGAAAGAAACTTGTTGCACTGCTGTTTGCTATACAACCACATTAGTTTCTTTGAGTTGAATAATTTTCCCATGACGTATTGTTCTAATTCCCAGTGAGTCTCATTAACCATAGAGTCAAATTTGCTATGGTCGTAGAGATGCGCAGTTTTAGCTCCACTCATTCCCCACATCTCATACAGCAGACTTCCTCGCTCGGCGGCATTTTTGCCTTTGGCGATAATTGGAAATCCACCATTGTGGTAGAACTGGTCAGCCATCGATAAAGCTTTCTCCACTACGATTGTATACCTAGCAAGTTGCAACGTGTAAGCGCTGCTTCTGTACTGGATCAATCTTGGGATTAAGTTATCTTTGTCCTCCAGTTTTTCAAACTTTATGAAGGACTTACCCATTCCTGGGTCAGGTGACTGACTCATCACATTCTTGTATCGCTTCCGCATACGCTGCGGTCGTGATTCAATGACCGAACCGATGGTCATTGGACTTAGGTCCACAAACCTCATGTCATACAAGAGCGAATTGATGGAGTTAAACATTAACTTTGTTGCTGCCTCAGTACAAGGTAACTGAGTTTTAACGTGCCGGTTGACAATGGAGTTATACTCATTCATCGCGCAACGATGGAATGACACAACTTTGCTGACACCAATGCGGAGAATTTCCTGCATCACCCTCGAGTGTTTGCATGGCCCATCTCGAACTTGTATCAGTAAGTCTGGTGCATCAACCTTTACCCAATTCGACTTTTCTCT